ACCCGCTTGACGGAAGTAGAAAACTTCCTCCACGCACTTACCTAAGGTGCGACATGCCGTCTCAAAAAGACTGGCAGTTCGTCGTGAGCACTACGTTGTAGCGCTCCTCCAATGGTACTTCTCTTTTGTGAGAAGCTTTGATCCAACACTATCTGAGACAGCCCCTTTTCGGTGGGGATTCAGAAATGAAGGATTTCGTAGTTTCCGAGCGAAATAAGCCAGATGAGCACGTCGATCACTATTCTCGCGAATAATTGATCTAGTGACCACTGACCGAATGCGAACGGAATCTGCATGAGGCCCTGCCCATTCATAAAGCTCCTTTATGAAGTACTCATCGTACTCCACTAGGGGCCCTATTCCTGGGCATCTCCGGCCGAACTGCAGACGGCAACGCTCTCGGACGTGCTTGGCGGCCACCTCAAACTCATCTCTGAGATTGAGACGGATACCAGCACGCACAAGGCGGTTGTGAAGGCGAACGTAATCAACAGGTCCGCGGCAGACATCTTCTTGATGACAGGGAGTAACCTCCTCACCATCAAAATAATGCTCACCACAAGACTCGTAAAAACGAGAGCCAGCACCAAATGACTTATCGTGATTAACATTGAACCCGGCCCAAGCAAGGATTTTCCTTACATGGTCCTCGTCCGTTTGTGAAATCACTAAGTCATCGCCGTATACGAAAACATCATGCGCACTGACAGCAGAGCATAACGAGTAAAAGATCAATGATTCGAGCTCAAACGTATAGGCATTGCCCATACTTGAGAACTTCGATAACAAAAATCTGCGCCCGTTATACTGAGTTGTCGGTGAACGCGCCGCGTTTAGTAACTCATACCACTCAGGTGGCAAGAGAAGCTTTACGAGGTTGATGCAAAGCGTATCGCTAGCCGAACTTAGATCTAGGGTTGAGAAACCCCATTCTTGAGCCAAGCTAGCCAGACACTGATTGATCGTCTGGTCATTCAGGTCAACGCCGAAGAGCTTAAGACGCTCGCGCATATAACGACCGATCCCCTGTTGAATATAGCTATTCATCGTGGGCTCAGCCGCTATAGGCCGATGCGTAGTAGCCTTCTTTGGAACCAACACCATACGGTTTGCTGACACAATCCTTAGATTGCGAAAGGGACCGACGAGCGACGCCAAATAGCGGTCGCCGGATAATATCCGGCAAGCCAAAGGTATCGCATCGAAGGTGATGGTAGGACGAAGGGATTTCATGGCATGACTGCTGCCTCGACGTAAGTCGAAAGTAGCACCCTTGCCAAACCGGCACAACTCAGAAATGCGTTCGAAGTTCACAGGACCCAGTATGGTTTGGACTTTTCGCTGAACATCGGAAATGATGTTCGGCGCCACGGAGTAGGACCCCGTAGCCGACTCCATATAAAGGCGTCTGTTAGTTTCGAAACACTTCTTCTCGGATTTCCACCAAGTAGCTAAAGCTGCCTTCGATGGATTAACGTCTTTTAATTCGTGTCCTTTCCACTTTCGTAGAAAGCGCACGAAGACGTAATCCCTCTTGAAAGCTTCAGCGGAGCTGTACTGCGTCGGGTCTATCTCATAGTTCACATATGTGGACCACGAGTCAAACTCGACGCTCGGTACGAGAACCGCCTGCAGAAGCCGAATAACTTCGACCTCAACACTCTCAGAGTGTTGCAGTTGTTGCATAACGAAATTCCTTTCAAGGAACTAGTAGGATTTGCTAGGCGATGTAGACCAGCGTTTCGACCATGCTCACGATTTGAGCATCGGCCAAGAGGTTGGCCTGCATTTTCCGCAAATCCTTTCGGTTTTGCAATGCGGCGCGCTCGGGCATGACGAACTCGGTAAAGCTGCGGCACACATACGACAAAGTGGGCGCTGGCGCGATCCCGGAAATGGTCGAATTCGACACATTTTCCAGAATCGGCTCGTGCAAACTCACTTTGGCGCGGTAGCTGCGGCCCTCCGAGGAAGCCTTGCCATTCGGGTTTTCCGGCCGCTTCAGTTCGATCGCGATCTTCCAAAAGCCAATAGCATTGGCTTGTGATTGATCCTCGAACCAGAAGATGCCGTTCTTATCCCGACCGATCGGTACGAAGGTGTGATTCACTGGGGTTCCCAGTGCGTCCGCAAGGACGATGTTTGAGGCCATTAAGGTCTCTTTCATGGTTATGCCAGCTCAGCCGGCATTGGTGAAGAACATACTGATCAACAGTACGTCCTATTTAACGTCAACCTTTCCGTGTGAACTTGATATTCCTGCTGTTATTAACCCTTTCGCGATAGCGATTGGATTCGTAACCACGTGGGATTTTCATATCTCCTTCACCCGAAGAGCCCAAGGCATTGGCTAAAAGCGCAGCGCCGTTGAGTAGACGAGACGATCCCAGATCAGCCTGAAGAGTTGGCTTCTGAGGGCTCGGATACCAAGATAATTTCCTACGTCTAAACCGGAGGCCAGTATAACTGGCAAGGTAAGACTCATATCCGTAAGGATATGAGGTATAGGGAACATACTTGAGCATCGAGCCAGAAAATGCCGCGAGATCCGAACGGTAACCCGTCTGGAAGTCGAACCCATAAGCCATTGCTGTTTCCATGTTGCGGAGGTATCCCCCCACATCATAGAACCAGTCAACGACGAATGAGTAAGGCACAGTTTCCCAAACAACGCTGTAAGGATTAAGGCTAGACCACTTACGCAAGTCCCAGTGGTTATCTTCATTGACCACCATAGTCACACCAAGCGTCGTTGACATTTTCACGTCAGACGACAGAATTGATGTAGACCATGTTGGTCCGAAGAACGACTGGACCATTGCGCGAGTAGGTTTATAGCTCTTGTCCACAACGCGGGCGCGATATCGTGCCATCCGATTTAACTGATGGCGCAATAACTCATCGGCACTCTTAAAAGCGGTGTCCATAAGGGGCTTAACCCCATACATGTACTCCAATCGTAAGGTGGCGAGAGTGCGGATCATTCCAAAACGCCTCTTAAAGAAGGTCTTGGTATAGTCATAAACCCTTTCCTGAGCATTAAGCATGCGCATAACCTGACGACCTTGAGCCAAATCCACGGAGATATCTATACCTCCACGGACTTGGTCATTGAGTTTGTCAAGGCATCGCGCATACAAATTGTCCCAGTTAAACTCTGGTTCTAAAACCACAGAAGAAGGGTTCGTAGACAAATGATCACCATAGGAATACGCATACGTCCCATCCGTCCATGACTGATAATAGTTACCCTTGGCCGCAGTAATGCGGTCATGGTACATATCATAATCATGGATCTGGGGCGGCGGCGGTTCCCTGGGCCCGAAGTAACCATCCTGAGAGAACAGACTATGCTCCGAAGCCGAATTAGTCGTAGTGACTGACCCATATCTATCGACATAGGTCCACTTCGATTTAACGGCAACGAAGTGAGTCTTTAATGTTCCCATCAGGCTCTCCTTGTTTGGGGGTTACTATTTGCGATTTCAAAAGAATTCCCTTCACAGAGTTTTCATTGAAATCAGATTGTCGCTCTCACGAGCAACGGACCAAGTTTATCCGATTCTCCGTTTGAATGCACCAGCGTGTAGAAAACACACAGGTGCACCGTCAGGAAAACGAAGACAACGGCTACATATATAGCGCTTCACACTTATTAACTTTGTGTGAAGAGCTTGTAGCAGTGCCACTTGGGGCAGAGAAGAGTTCTCAATTCTCAGGAAATTCCCATTTGTTACAAGATTCGCGCCAGTAGCGTTCACCCGTGCTTTCGCCCGGGTCAGCGCCATTGGCGTTCCACCATAAAGATGGAGTTGTAGACAAACAGAAGTTGGGCGACGGAATAGCTACCCACCATTCGTGGTACTGGGTTCCATCTGTACAATTAAGTACATAGGAATTCCACACCGCTCTGGCGAGTAGCTTCTTCGCCACCCGAACTTGCTGCTTTGTCACAATAACCTCGTAACTCGGACCTTGCCTATGGTCCAAGTACTCGGCGAACTCCCTACACAGTTGTCTGTGTAGGATAAATGCGTTTGAAGACGCATTTACGTACCAGGCTTTGCGTTTCCACGAAATCACACCACACCCAGGGTCATGAAGACCCACGGGTCCGGTAGTGAGTTCAATGAAAACACTGACTGATACGACTTCCCCAAAATGCCTATTCGGCAAAGTGGGAAAGTGTTTGTCTAAATGCTTGAACTGATTCATAGTAAGATCCTTAAAATGGAGATTTCCCCGAGATTGGGG